TTTTTTTATAGAAGTATATACAGAAGTTTCATTTGTTTTTAAGTCTACAACCTTGAGGGCTGTCCCGCTATCTGCACTCATTCTAGCTTTCATTGATTCTGAAAGAAAGGATTTACCTATTTTGGCTAAAGTAATTAAGGCTCTTACTTCTTTACTGTGTGTTTTTCCAAAATTTGGGTTATTCAAACCTTTATTTGCCAAACTAAGTAATTTTTTAGTTTGTTCAGTAAGTTTACGCCCTTGAGCAGCTTGACTCATTTTTAGCCGGTTTTCCTCTGAATGCTTAGTTCCAAGTCTTGAACCTGCGGTAGTGAGTATATTATATTCAGGTTTTAATAAATCAATATAATATTGTTCTCTACTTATGACGTTTTCTGCTGTACAGTATTCTAGTATTTCTAATTGGAAGTTTAAGTAACCATACTTTAAAATTGCGCTATAAATCATGCTTTTACCTTTGACTAATTCGGAGGAAATATTCCTAAAGCTATAGTACTTTCTAAATCTTGTTGTTAGATTTACACTACTACCAATATAGGTATTACCATTTACCTTGTTAACTCAACGATAAATACCTGCTTTATTATTAGAATTTTTTAGTATGACTGATTTGTTCAAAAAAGCGTCAGGATATGTTACAACAGGAATAAGGCTGCTGCTTTCCACTGGTTGATCATTTATATCCAACTCCGCTGGATTTATAGTAGAATAAGGTCTAGCGTTCGAAATATACGCTAACGGCAGACAAAATAAGGGACTAATTAAATTCATACAGTCACTTTGGCGAATAGAATCCACGGCGAAGCCGTGTGGTAAACCAAGATGGACAGTAGTATGGATGTTCATAACCAACATACCTAATATGACAACCAATAATAAAAAGACAAGTAGCGCCTTTCCAAGATAAAGTAATAAATTTGTGTTTTTCATTTGTTTTTTATATAATGCTTCGTATAAACCCTCTGCATGGTTTTACAGTAATAGCTCGCTCCTTTTGTCTACTAGCTTACAGTGTTACCTGAGACCTGTAAGATTCACCCATGACCGCCTGCGTCATAGGCTATATAACATTGACATCGTGTTATAAATACTTAGCTACACTGATTTCTGTCCCAATCCATCTGAGTTATGTCAGACATTTCTCACCTGATGTTATATTACGACTGCACTCCTTGAGGACCAGACTAACGCTATTGAGAGTAGCGCATACTCGTCTTAGTTTCCGGCTAGTGTTCTCAGAAGGGCTGATGATGTTATTTAGATTGGAGATTTACAGTGATCTCTAACCCTTTAATAATTAAGGTTGATGTTTAACACCTTTAGTTTTCCCCAGACCAAACAGAGGACTAAGCATTCTAGAACTGGAATCCATACCCTTTCCACTTATTTTTTTTTATTATTTATCATAGATAAATAACTACAAAAAAAATTAGCAAAGGCGATAAATTACCACCCTCGCAAGGCAAGTGCGGTAGGGTATAAACAAGTGGAGGAAGGGTATGGAAAATAATTTAATACTAAAAAACACACCTACGGTCTCCGACCCTCCTTTATTTTTTTCGACGTAATTTAAAATAAATTACTAGAAAACAAATTACTTTTTATTAAAAAAGTTAGTTTTGACTAGGGTGGAACCTGAAACAAGGTAAAAAAATCTTGAATACAACACCCCCCTCCAATTTTTTTTGAGGGGGGTGCTGCCACGATTAAAAGGCAAGCTTCAGGAAAGTTATACAATTTTATTCGATTATATTATATGAAAAAACAAAAAAAAATTGGAACACAAAAAAATGGAAACATTAAATAATAATTTAATACGCTACTGTATATTTATAGATAGGTTGGAACTCCTTACATACTTCTTACCATTCAATTTATTAGTCACATTAAATAGCGGATGATCCGATGTAACTTTTTCCTGATTCTATATGCACTCAACGATAAACACCGGGTTGTCCTTTATTATCTACAATGATTGTATTGCTTTCCTTATCGGGATAAAGATAAGTTTTAACTGGTTCTTGACCAGAAGATGTAGACATAGTTCTTATGCAACCCTTAGGCATTAAGTAAATATTGTTTAAGTTAATAAATGTAAACCCAATCCGCCTTTGACTGTAGATTCCATGTAATCTTTTTGGGTCAGTATAAGGTGAGTTTAGGTTAAACTGAACACCAGCTCCAAAGCTGAAAAAAGAAAGGGAAAGATATAAATAATCTTTAAAGAAAGGAAGACTACTCCTTGTCGGAATAGTCTTAGTTAACGATAAAATATTTAACAATTTTTGAACTAATAAACGAATAACAAATTTATCCCCAAATGACAACTTTTTTTCGCAAAAAGCAGCAGCGGTAATAGAAGAGTACATTGTAATCTGTTTAGTGTCGACGTTAGTAACCTCCACTTTCATAGAAGTTTTTTGAACCTTTTTGTTAATTAAATTTGTACTTTTGTCATCTGAGTTTAAATTTAATTTAAAAGTATATTTACCTAAAACAGGTTTATCTTGTTTCAAGTAAATGTAATGTTCAATATATCTTTTGTCAATATCTAAAGCTCGGGCTGCAGCTCTAATGGCATGGTAAGTAGTAGTAGTATTTTTTTCCAAATCAGTTACCTCAACTTCGATACCACTAGATTGACCTTTAGATAATTTAGTTAAAAATTCCGGAGATTTGAATGTCTTAGATGCAGCGATACGCATATTTTCTAATGTAGCTTCAGAATGTGTTCATCCAGATCCTCGATAAGGGCTTCCAGGTGTTTTTAATATATTATACTCAGGAGAGTATACTTCAAAAAAGTGTTTTTCTCTAGACATAAGACTATCTTTGTCACAAATTTCTAAGATAGTAAGACTAAAGTTAGTATAACCGTACTTTAATAATGCAACGTTAATAGGCATACTTTTTTCATTTAGTATTCTATTTACATTGTAATATTCCAAAAGCCTACGTTACCCCGATTAAGTTTTGGGCTACCAATAACTACTACTTGTCAGATTTTTCCACCCTTTCAACTTGGTAACGTTTTTTAACTATAAAGGAACCTTGTGTATTCTTAACTCTTCTACCTAGTGGAGGTCGTGTAACACCCATTGCTTCAGCCGCTCTAGTTAGAGAAGTATATATTGAAGTTTCATTTGTTTTTAAATCTAAAACTCTTAATGCTGTCCCAGTACTTTCACTCATAATATCTCTAGCTGATTCTGAAAGAAAATTTTTTCCTAATCTAGCTAAACTAATTAAGGCTTTAGTTTCTTTACTGTGAGTTTTACCAAAGTTGGGATTATTGATACCTTTATTAGCCAAACTAAGTAAATTTTTACTTTGTTCGGTGTGTTTACGCCCTTTAGCATATTTACTCATTTTTAGTAGGCTTTCCTCCGAATGCTTACTTCCAAGTCTTGAACCTGCAATAGTCAGTATATTATATTCAGGTTTTAATAAATCAAGATAATATTGTTCTCTACTTATAGCGTTTTCCGCTGTACAGTATTCTAATATTTCTAATTGGAAATTAGAGTAACCATGCTTTAAAATTGCACTATTTATTCGGCTTTGACTCTTCGCTATTCTAACTGAAAGATAAGAAAAATCATAGTACACTCTAAATCTTCGGGCTAAATTTACACTACTACCAATATAGGTATTACCATTTACTTTGTTTACTCAACGATAAATACCTGCTTTATTTTTAGAGTCTTTTAGTATGATTGATTTGTTCAAAAAAGCGTCAGGATATGTTACAACAGGAATAAGGCTGCTGCTTACCATTGGTTGACCATTTGTCACCTGTGAGTAATTTCTACGGTGTATTAAATTATATTTAAAAGGATGCCTTTTATAAGAGAAGGATTGTGGAACAAGTCTTTGTTTTCGTATTAACAATTTTATCCTCAATTGTATATGAACATCTGTTATATTTGTTATTATTGTACTTGTTATTGTTCTAATCTTTATAGATGAAACCTGCTCCCTACGTACTTCTTACCATTCAATTTATTAGTTCACATGTAAATCCCAGATTTACCTTTAATATAATTAAGGATATTTAGTTTGTCTTTGTCGGCATCAGAGAAAACAGCTATATCAGAAGAGTCTGTAGAAGAGGAACCATCACTTTTTGAAGTTGAAAACGCCCTTACGGCAATAGGTCTTAAACACTTCGTAGAGAAGGCATAATTTTTAGATGAATAAAATAGGCTACG